ATAAATCTGACTTAGCCCATTTCTTTGCAATTTCAAATATGGTTTCTTTGTCAAAATATACATAATATTCACCTCGCATAGGGTCATAACGGTAAATACGCTTTTCAGCCTCCATAGCCATGCCGGTTATGATTCTTTTTTCTTCGTCTTGAATGGCAAAACCTACATGATACTTTTCATGTGATTCATAATTCTTTCTTTTACGCTTTGCCCTTTTCAATTCTTGCTGTTCTAACTTGCGTTCTGTCCATCGCAACATCTCATCACCACCCCATAGCAAATAAGAAATAGTACCACAGGCTTCTGTGTCGCTTGGGTTGTAGTATTCTTTGGCACGGCTCAAATAAGAGTAAGTGCGTTTTATCGTTTCCCATGAAAGATTTTCACGAGCAACTAATTGCCTTGCACGATTTTTCCCCACCAAGGTGGCACAATCATTACCAACCTGTTCATTCAGGCGAATACCCCGTTCAGCGTTTTGACTGGCTGCCTTTGGGTAATCATCTTCAAATTTTTCACCTTCCCAGTAATTGTAGCAAATGGCAAGTGCTTGGTCTTGGTCATAACCCTCTTTGGTTACAACCTCCATGCAACGCCCTATAAATTCATCTTCTGTTTCACCTGCATTCGGCTCGACAAAATCTTGCTTGTTAAAATACTGAAAATCACGTTCGATTGCCGGTGATGTTACGAGGCTGACAAAGTTCACTCCTGTTTCATCCTCCTCGTTTATGACTAGTTTGTAAACAGGTAAATCCATTTTATTATAATTATCGTTTTCCATAAATTGGCATTATTTTACTATTGAAACATCTTCTGTTACCCTGACTCTTTGTTGTGTGTTGCTTATATCGTACTCGGTTACATATATGCGTTGTTGGCCTGTAAATTGTTCAGTCCTTGGAAGCCTTACAGCCGGTGCTGAAACGCTTGCAAAACTGGTACTCGGTGTTCCACTGGCAACAGCACCCTGAACGTTACCACTGTTGATTATATCATACGCCCTTTTTGCGTTTGCAGCGATTGTGGCAGCAATGCTAATATATTTAGCAATACCAGCCAAACCACCAGTAGCAATGTTGTCGGGTGTAGGTGAATTTGAGTTCGCTAAAGCCCCTGACAATGCACGAGCCGTGTCAGTCGCAACAGCCGCTAACGAGAAAGCCTTACCCAGTGCAGTTTGTTCACCTACTAAGCCTGCTAAGGAATTAGCAATATCCTGAGAAGCAAAAAATATCTGTTGTCTTAACTGTATTTCTTTCTCAGTCATTTGACGTTGGTTGTCAAGGTCTTTTTCTCTTTGTCGTTGAACACCTTCATTGAACGTGGTAACTATACCACTCAACTTCGCAAAATGCTCATCGGTTGCTTTTCTTTCAGCCCCAAACCTCCTGTTTCTTGCCTCTTCTTGTTTTTTCTCTTCTACCCGTTGTGCAGCCTGTATTCTGTCACGAGCATCACGAATTTCTTCTTGTCGTTTAACTTCTGCTTTGGCTAATCGTTCTTGCCTTTTTTCCTCAGCCTTGTTATTTCTTTCTATTTCCCTATTTACCCTGTTTAATTCTCTTTGTGTTGCCCTTTGCAAATTTAATCTTCGTGCAACTACATTATTAACGGCTGCTTTTGCCTCTGCTTCCTTTCTTGCGTTTTCTATGTTCGTTCGGCTAAATGTGTTTTCCAGCGTTTGTGCATCCCTTCTTAATTCCAGTACTTCAACCTCTTTTTCCAACAACTGTTCTTCTAAGGCTTGTGCGTCTAACAACGCTTTCCTTCTTTCCTCCGCACTAACTGAATCTTCCATCCTTGATTTCAACCTTAAATCAGCAATTTGAGATTCTAATTTAGAACGTTCAACCAACAAATCAATTTCAATCCGTGTTGCCCTGTTTCTCATTTTGGCAACCTCATCGGCTGCTTTTATTTCTTTTTTCTGCTCTTCTACAAATTCTTTGGCACTTTCCGTGGCATTATTATAAGCGTTTCTTATAGTGTCAATAGGGTTCTTAATGAAGTTCTTGACTCCCTCTGCAAAATCTCTCATTGCCTGCATAGGGTCTTGAAAGACTTTTATCAGTCGCTCACCTAAATCCGCTGCTATATCCATAAGGTTGCCAAACAATGCACTCATAACACTCGTTATTCGGTTCATTCTTTCCTGTCCTCCGACTGAATCTGTTAATGCCCGTTTTAATAAATATAGAACGCCCACCAAACCCGTTAAAGCGATTCCAAGAGGGTTGGCCAACAAAATTTTCATTGCTGTGTTTAAACCAGTAAATCCTTGAATCACAAATCCGATTGGACCGGGAATGGCTGACAGTTGCCCTTTCAAGTCATTGAAATTTTTTGCCGTGTTGTTTAAACCTGTTCTCAGGCTGCCCATAGCCGAACCCATCATAGTTGTGGATTTGGCTGCCGATTGCATACCTCTTGTGGTTTCTTTTGTGGTCTTGTTTAGGTTGTCAAATGCTTGACCGGCTTGTTTGACGTTGTTTTGTCCTTTGACATTAACATCTATATTAACTGCTTCTTGTATTGCCATTAGTGTCCGTGTGTTATTATCCAGTATTGAGTGCCATCAGATACAACTTGGTCATATCCGTTCTTAGCGTTGTCTGTGTGAGATGTTGCATCGTCTATTAAGATTGAGCCATCCCCTGCATTAATTGTTATCGAGTTTGACGATACCGTCTTTTTGATTACATACATTTTGCCGCTATTATTAGTAGGGTCAGGTAAAGTGACTGTGATGTTTCCGCTTGTGGTGTCGCACAAAATCAACCAATCATCATATGTTGCTGAATAAGGTGAATCCGTGTTGTCAATGCTTACCACCTTTCCAGAACCTAACCATGTACCGAGTACAGGCTGATTCTCAACATAAACCCTGCGACCTTCTGGAATTATAAAATCCGTGCAGTTGATGGCTGTGGTGTATTCCATGCTTTTACCCACCTTAGTACCTTCACTACCTAGCACAGTTACAAATACAGATTCTGCTTGGTTATTATCACCACTGGTTATTGTTTCATCACCTCCGCTATTTTGACCAACTGTTAAACCACCTTTGTAGGAATGGACAGGGTCATCGCCTCTTCCGTCAACAGGGAATCTATCCTTTGTTGCTTCCCCTTCTCCATCGAATCCACCTGTGCCTACTTTTTGGTTGGCACTGATGTAAGGTGTGTAATAGGTAGATAGCAAAAATTCGCAAAGGAAAACCCCGTCTTTGGTTGGCCGGTAATCCCTTATTTTATTTAACTTCCAATACTGGCCTTCAAAGAAATAATTATCTGCAAATGATATGTTTATCCAATCATTCGGAGTAATACGGAAATAGCCTTTAAAAATTTTACTATTCTTGTCGCTTATCTCTGAAATATATTTGTAATAGTATTTGTTGACAAGGTTGTCATTTGAATATGCAAACCCAACTGGTACATAAGCCTTCTGAACCATTCCAAAGTTCAAATCAAAACTCATCGAATCAGTGTCATCAACGTGCAGGGTTAAAGGGTAATAAGATTCGTTCGGTGATGTGATGTTTGTGCCGTTGTTTATATACCCTCCCTCGTCTGTGTTGTAATAGTCAAATGTCCAATATTTAGAAGTTTCTTTTTTGCCACCGTAATACAATATACGAAGGCTTGAATCTTCTTTGCTTATGTCCGAATAATAACGGCCTGATATTTTGTCCTGTGCCATCACCGTCGGATTAAAAGAAATATCTATACGTTTTTCAGATTTGATAAAATCATTATCAATCGCTACTGTCCTGTCACCATAAACCCTTGAATACCTTTCTGCATATTGCCTGTTCAATTCATCACCGGCTCTCTGATAAGTAAATTTATAAGGGTTGTTCTGCAACTCACCATCGGTAAAATTTGATGTGGCTGTGCATAGTCCAGTTTCTTACTCCAATCCTGATTTATGCCATTATAAAATTCATCCCTTGTTTCTACACGAAGTGTTTTGGTGTCCGTTTGCTCAATATACAAGTTGAACATCTTCACCAAGTTTAACAAAAATTCCTTTTGTGTATAATCACCGGCAAAAAACTGACCAAAATCCACAGTTTGATTATATGCAATGGAAAATGCAGTTGATTCGTTATAAATATATGTCGATGCAGCAAGGTCTAAGTCAGATGGATTTGGCCTCATGTTTTGGCCATCCCTTTCGTATCGTTCAATATACTTGTACTGAATGACATCATCGGTTAACACATCCAGTTCTTTTGAACCAACCATAACCGTTTCACCTGAATTACCACCTAAATATATTGATGCCGCATAATTGCCATTTTTGTACAACCCTATTTCTGTGCTTTCTTCAACTGTTACTGGATTTTGCAATTCTATTTGTACATAAAACCTGTAACGGCCTGATATTGGAACAGTGTATGAGTAGTTGGTTGCAGTGTTGTCGTAATTACCACCGTTATCGAAGTTGCCTCCTGTTGAGTCATTAGAAGCCGGTATAAGGTCATCTATGCTGATTGTGGTGTTACCTGACACTTGTGCCTGAAAAAGCCTTTCAGTGACTCCTGAGGGAGTTTCTGACAATGCTCCATAGGTGTAAGGTACAACTAAGCGTTTAAATTCGTCAGAAGTGAAAAAAGAATCATTAGTGTACTCATATCCATGTGTGCTGAATATCTTGTCAACGATTGTTTTGGCATACAGGCAAGGTGTGTGGTCATCAACCCTCCACTTTGTGCAATCGTATGCCGTTGTTGCTGTCTTTGGTGTTATCTGACTCCAAACATATCCCTTGCCATATTCAAACGCCTCAGGGCTTCCGTCTACATATATTTGTGAATCCCAAGAATCCGTTATGTTGACGATATTAACCGTGTGGTTGTATGTGCCAAAATCAAGGTCAGATAATTTAGCATTTTCAATACTGGTGAAAAGGTTTGCACTTTCTCCGTGTATTGTGCAGTTGTAACCGATTAGATTGTTGTTCTCAACTATTATATCTGTAAGCCTGATGAATCCCCTTATTTGTTCGATGCCATCTGCTAATACATAGCAGTCCGCTTTTTTGTTAGGGTCAAAATCAGGTGTGTATTGCCCTGTGCCGGTTATCTCATTTGCAACCTCAAAGATGTGTCCGAATATCTTATTGTTGTTTTTGGTTGCCGGTATGCTCAGGGTCTTTGTAAAATCTGATGACCTTTGTTCAGGGTTGCGAATGTCAGCGATTGACCTTGTAATTACTATATCAAAATCAGGTGCAAGGTCTAACTTGTTTGCATTGAAAGCCCTTTCATCTAAAGATAGTAGGCCTGCTGATAAACAATCTATGGATTCAAGCGTTCCACCAGTGGATAAAACCCTTTGTTGATACGCTGTATATACCTGTTGGTAATCGCTGTCGTTTGTACTTATAAATACTTCTATCATAAACGCTGCACCTTGTCAGGGAAACTCAATTCAGCCTCAATCGTTAAATTGAAAGCCTTGTCATTGATGTGATACCTCTGTTCGTATTCGCTGTTAATTAAATTGACAGTGTATAACGAATCATCGTAAACCCACACCCGTGGACTCATCATTAATTCCCTTAGCCAAACACTTTCTGCTTCCGTTATAAAATCACTGTTCAAAGTAATTGTTTGCCTTGATTCTGTGTAGTATTGGCTGTTGTTAAAAGACTGATTTGTATAAGCGTAATTTTGCCCATCTAAGGTGTAAGGGTTCTGTCTGAAATTCCTTCTGTCAATATCAAAATTATCTCTTCTAACCTTATTGAACCTAAACGATTCAACTGCACCCATCCTGTTGAGGAAAAACACATCAACTGAATTGTATTTGCTGCACCGGTTGTCTATGTTGATTGTGTATGCACTTCCTACGAGGTTGTTCGAACTATCCTCAGGGCGAACCGTATAACTGGTCGCACCAGTCGGGATGCCCCCTGATATATTAGCCCCAATAGGGAAGCGAACCACATCATCTGAGGTCGCAGGGATGTTAACAGTACTACTGTCAGAAAAAGTAACAAGTAAATGGTCGATAGAACCATCGTGTAAAGCGTAAATCCAATCTTTTTGGTCACGGTATATTTTCTTATTGGTGTTGTTTGTTAAAAAGCCTGCTGTGCTACTTGCCGCCATCAGGTAATTACCCTCATCGTAATTTAAAAACGTTGCAGGTGCAAGAGCAGCGTTCCAAACGGTATTTCCAGTTGCTGTGGCTTGTGCCAGTGTCTGCACGATAGGCGATGTTGTGCCGGTGCTGTATTCATAGCCGAACTCCAACTTGTAATCAAAGAAAGAATTTGTACAGCCACTTGCTGCGGAATCAGTATATTCCCAATCGTGTGTAACGTAGGATTCCAATACACGGGATATGTTAAATACACCCCTGTTGTTTGAGCCATAATATAACGGCACTTTAAGCCTTGTCAAAAGCGAATCAGTGCTGTTCTTGACATCACATATAAATTTAAAGTTGTAATTAGAAGTGATGCCTGTTGAGGTTTCCTGCACTACCCATAAATTCTCGTTATATGCCGGTTGGTGCGTTCCTGTTACTTGGTGACTTGCTGCAAATGCCATCTATATATAATTAGCCAAATATACAAAATGACCGAAATGAAAAAAGCCCCCCAAAAAGGGAGGCCTTAGGAATATGAAACAAACGAGGCACTTTCAACCCCGTTTGATTCTGTTATTGAAGTTTCAACTCTCTATTAATAGCATAGCACATACACCCAATGGTAGGCTGTGAAAATTCACAACATCCATCCCACCTCCACTCAGAGAGTAATTCTACCCACCATCCCGTCTCTTCTTTCCATAGTCCTAAAACTCGTGGGTCGTTCAAAATGTCTTTTTTGGTTTTTACTGTTTTAAATAAATTTTCTTGTTTCATAACACGAATAAACAACGAATTTATTAAACCACAAAATTTTTTTTTATTTTTTTTATAAAAGTTCATTTAAGCAGGCACAGACATAAGCCTCAAAACCTGAGTTTGCAGCCTGTTCTAATCGTTTGCTTCTACGTTTGCTAATTGTGGTGTGGAAAGCCAGTGTATTCAAAAACTCTATTATTGGCATTTCTAATATGTCATCCCATTCTTTACGCCTACCACCGGCTAACCTATCTATCAGGCTTAACCATCCAAAGACATCTGTTGCACCTTCGCTTTCTCCTGTTTCAAAAAGGTTAGGGTATTTTCTAATAATTTCGGATAGAGTTTCGAAAAAAAAAGAGCGTATCGGTAGAACCGTGAACAAGGAAGGTTTTTGAAGTTGGCTACTTTCCACTCGTAATCATCTTCAATCTTGCGGCCAAACACATTTACCCTGTACGAAAGGCAAGCGATGATTTTGTGCAGTATGTCTATTCGGTCTGCATCCCCTAATTCTTGCAATTCAATAAAGTGGTGTGCTGACATCTTATTGGCCGACCTGACAAGCCTGAAACGTCTGCCCTTGTGTTTGAATTTGAATTTCAGTTTGGCCTTTGGCATTTCTGACAGTAAGTCAAAATCCATAGATTCATATTTTTCAATAGGCCATTTAGAAACCTCTTCAAATGGAATACCTTTGATAATAGATACTAAATGTGCAGCCCTTTCTACCGTTGAAAGGTCTTCGGGTAATTCTCCAATTTCTTGAAGCATCCCTATGGTTACGTCTTTCCAATTCATCCGTATAAAAATACCCCTTTCGGGTTGTGTTGTTTGCAATCCCAAGCCAGTGCCAAACTCATCACACAGTCATCGTGTAATCCTTGTGCCGCTTCATATTTGACTCCTGTCCTTGTGTAATTAAATTCAAAGTTACGCATTTCATCCGCAATAACGCCCTCAGGGAAACGAACTGTTCGTTGCTGCACAGCCACTACCAAGCCCTCTACTAATTGTTGCTTAGACTGACTGGTAAACTTGAATCCCTTTGCCCTTGGATGGTTTTTTTGCAGTTGCTCAACAATCGGGTCACCTACACCGGTGCTATCTATAAAGGTTGGTGTGTTTCCTATCGTGGTGGTAATCTTCTGTAACGTCTGACTCCAATCCATCTGAAACCTATCAAAGTAAACCACATGGCCAGCCTCATTCAAACCTGTTATAACTGTCCAGTCTGTGTATTTAGCAAGGTCAATACCATAGCATACCGGCACTCCTGAAAGGTTGTTGTCAAGGCATTTGTCGATATTTTGGCTTCCGAATGGGTTGCTGGTATCATCAGCAGGTTCAGCCAAGTACAACTCCTTAAACACATACTCAGGTAAATCCCTTTTCGCTTGCTGTATTTCCTCTTCTTTCAATATGCCTTCCTTGGCTGCATCATAGGCCGTGATTTTGAAATACTCCATGTTCGGGTCACCGGCTTTTGCCCTTTCACCCAACTTGTAAAACCAGTTCTTTTTACCCTTGACGTTTCCAATTAGTTTGCATTTGCCTTGCGTTGCTGTTAAGGTTGAACGAAGTGCGAACCATGCCTCTTCCCTTGCTCGTGATGCCTCATCAAATACGGCTGCATAAACATCATCCCCATAAAGGTTGTCAGGCTTCTCTGCTGATTTAAATTCAATCCTTGAGCCGATAGGGGTTGTTAATACTAATTTGGATTCGTTGGCTTGAAAAAAATCACGTTCACTCACTTGGGAACGCATACGCCTGAATGCTATTTCCGCTTGTTGGTAAACTGGTGCAACCCACCATACGGATTGATGCTCTTTTATATTTAAAGCCTGTTCGAATAACCATATAATATGACTGGCCGTTTTCCCTGTCTTTGTGGAAGCGGCTGTAATTGTATATCGGGCATCACTGTCAAGTATTGCCTTTTGATACGTTGTCAAATATGGTCTGTCATAGGCTATATCCATCAATTACCTTTTTGATTACTTCTATTCGTTTTTTGTTGGCTTCTCGTATGTCGTGTTTTGCTTGGCAATACTGATAATTCAATAACCCTTGTTGTTTCCAGTTTTCTGATTCTAAGATGGCCTTTAATGGTGTTTGCCAGTCATTTTTTTCTACAAACGTGATACCCTTATTGTCTATGTGGTTAGTGTAGGGTTCAACCTTGCTAACTAAAATAGGCAATTTATATACCGACGCCTCTATGATTTTCAATTCTGATTTATAACGGTTAAAGTGTGCAGCCGTTAAAGGTGCTAGTGCTATGTCAATTTCTGAATAATATGCACCGTATTTATCAGCCCTTGTGCCGGTTCTCGTTTGAAACCATTCAGGCCGTTTATATCTTGGTTCGCCAGTGATTGCCTTTTCCATTTCATACCATTCCTTGACGTTCTCATGAAAGCCACACATCAAGAACCTTGCACCGTATTCCTCGCATATTGGTTTGATTTGGTCTGATAACAATTTCAAATCTTCTGTATGTGATAAGCCGCCAACCCAACCAATAGTCAAAGGATGTATTACTTCCTCTTTCCACTGGCTTTGAGTTGTGTCAATGGTGTTTGGCACGATTGCTACATTGCTATTGAACTCTTCAACCTTTTCTTTGAGTTGTTCTGTTGTCACCATTACTGCATCAGCGTAGGACATGGCATCCTTTACACCGTTTTTCAAATAAGCCTTGTAAAACTTGTATGCAGGGTTGTGTTTCGGGATAACCCAATAATCGTCTAAGTCAAGTATAAATGGTATTTTCTTTTTGGCTAATATCGGAAGTATATTGTACTGCAACCTTCCTAACCACCGGTTAAAAATAATTACGTCGTATTTCTCATATTCAAGGCTTGCCCACTCATCCTGAGATTGACTTACATCAACTGTTACACCGTGGTCAACTTGTAAACGGGCAAACGGGGTATAAAGCCTGTGAAAGGCAACCCCGTTCATCCCATCCATTAAAACGAGTACCCTCAAAATGGTGAATCGTTTCTTTGCTTAGGTGGTTTTGGCACTGCTACATAATGAGTAGCCTTTGACCGGTCATTCACCTGCTTTAGTTGCTGCACACGAATGCGAACATCCCCGTACTTGTTAATCTCAAGGCTTCCATCTGCGATAGCCTGTTTAAACTTCTCAACGTTTACTGTAACGTTTAACCCATAGTCATCTGACCATGCGTTGCCTAAAAATGTAATTTCATCCATATTATTTATCCTTTGGGTTGTCTAGGTTTAAAGTCACTGATATTGTTTTGGCTTCAATCGTTTGGTCTATGGTTTCTTTGGGCTTGCCATACACACGGTCAAATAATAGTTCTAACAGGTGTATGCTGCCCTTTTCGTAATCCCTTGTTGCTTTCTTTGCAATCATGGAAATCCAAAATGGTAAATTATCATCCTTTGCCAGTTCAATCAGTTCTGTTCTGCTCTTGCTTAAAATGTTCTTTATAATGTCCTCTGTTTGCCCTCTAGTGAGTTTAACGTTGAACTCATCTAGGAAAGCCTCCCTAAGGATAGTTTCGACCTTTTTAGGCCTACCCTTAGGGTTTCCTGACTGTCCTTTTTTAAACGGTATAAGATTCTGTTCGTTAGCCAATTTAGTTCACTGTTATTTCTTTGTAATCATCTGCAAAATGTTCTGCCAACTCCCTCCAGTTCACCTCTGCTAAAGTAGAACTAATTAAATCGACAATTAAATAACTATTCGGTATTGCTTCATCAACCGCATCAGTTAATTCATCCATCCATTCTTTAAGTGCTTGACCATAATCGTATAGCCCCCAATCACAATCATCTTGGTTGCCCATTTCCCAAATGTGCATGGCATGATACTGTAAAGATTCATCGTTGTTGATGTGCAGTGCTACTAACCAAGTAGGGTAATTTGTATAACCGTTATATCCTGTATTTTTCATATCCTTTTGCTTTTATTCAAAACTTCACGATATTCAGAACGAATGAAATCGGTGAGGCGTTGCATCGCTTTATTGAAATCGTAATCTTCAAAAGAATAAAAAACCCCGTACTTTGACCATTCCCCTTGACACGCAAAACTTGTCTTTTGATAATTCCATTGCAACATGAACCCAGTTGAGGTTTTTTCTAAAGTAGGAATACATAGTTTTTCTCCTTGATGGTTTAACTCGTAAATGATTGGTAAAGAAATAGTTTGTTTCATTTTCATAACACGAAGAAACAACCTTTTTTTGTTATTGCAAAACTTTTTTTACTTTTTTTCTAAAAATGCTTTCAAAGGGTAAAACACCAGTGTATTCCTATAACCATCTTCGTGTGTTGGTACAATGGGCGTTACACCGTGTACGTTCCTCCATGCAGGGTAAACTAACATTGAATTATCACTGCTATCCACTGTTGCCCCATAATCGGGTACGGTAGTGTTTCCACCTGTCGCATTTCTTTTCTTGGCTATTATGACGTTTACACACCCTTCTATGTTGGCTGCATCACGATGAAATGGTGCAGGGATATTATAGTTGGAAATTGAACTTGTCCATAGGTTTCCGAATCTCCATTGTTTTGGAACGTTGTTTTGAAAAATTTCATTCTGCCTTTCCCATATATTTGGTGTCAGTTGCTTAATTATACTTTCACTTTCGTTTGCCAACATCAACATCGCCTTTATAAACGTTTTGGCTGTTTTAACTTGATGTACCGAACTAATCGTTGGGTAAGGTCGTTTCATGTGTGGTTTAGGTGGAACACCTCCTAAAATGGTGCTGTATTGTAATACTTCTTTTTCTGCATTACCATCACCGAATCCACTTGACCTTTTCATTGTGCTTTTAGGTACGTTCTTAGAACGAAGTTCCTTATCCGCTAAATCAGCCAATTTGCCTGCACGTTCTGAATACTTCGATATATCTTTGATGTAAAATCCTATCGGTTCGCCTTCGAAGTAAAATATGCTATCTTCGGTTATGTTTGGCTCTAAATGACCGCACACATCGCCAATTTTGACGTTGTGTTGTTGCTGTATTAAATCAATTCTTTGCATAACAAAATACATTTGTACAAGCAGGAAACCACGATTTTTGCCACATGGCTTCTCTTCTATCATCGTAACAGGTTCTATGCTCTTCGAACCTTATATCATAATCTTTTTTTTGCCTGTCGATTATATGCCAAAACCTTTTCAAATCAGGGTCAATGTCAAAACTCCATTCATACACCATCTTGTTAAATTTTCTTTCTGTGTTTTCTAATATTGGCATTTCTGCACCCTCTATATCCATCTTGACACAAACATCATCATGAATCACTTCATCGAATTTAACACAGTCTACTTTTAGTCCTTTACCATTCCAGTTTTTATACATTGAGTTTCTCCATACATTTCCGTTGTTGCCGACGAACAAATTCACCTTCTTAACATCATTATGAACTAATCCTTTATCATGTACGTTCGCTTTGAATCCATTTGCCTTGAGGTTCTTTTCAATCATTTCACAATTAAACGGGTCAGGTTCATATACATCCACTTTTGCACCTTTTGAACAGGCTAGCAAAGTAAAAGCCCCAACGTTACCACCGCAATCTATCCAGTGTTCACCGGCTTCTATTTTCATCCCTTTTTTTTGGTAAACATCCCGACCTATAACCTCTTCAAAAGTTTTCATGTCACTGGTGTTTGCCCTCGCATAAAACTTGATGCCGTTTATTGATTCTGTTTTCATAATTTATCTTTTTCGGCTTTCAAGTATTCAATCAACATTGCACCTACATACGCTTCCCTTTCTCTCCAAAATTTAACCAGTTCATAAGCCTCATCGTAATGGTCAGGCTCAAACTCAATCTGTATTGCTTTGCGTACACCACCTGCCATTTCATCTAATTGACTTTCGATGTCATCTTCATCCAGTATTGAATAATCTGCATCGGTTGGCGGCTGCCATACATCTAAGCCCCATTCTTCCAGTTCGCTAGAATCCCAATCGTTTGCCAGCAAATCCCAATCCCATTCACCAAAACCTACGTTATCCTTGATGATGAATTGGCGTTGCTGCTCTTCTGTTAAATCAGAAGCCTTTATAACCGGTGCTTCTTTTAGTCCAATGTGTGTTAATGCTTTTAATCGCATATTACCACCTAACACCACCATATCATCATTGACAACAATCGGCCTGAGTTCTAACATCTTTGGGAATGCTTTGATTGATTCGCAAAGTTTCTGAAATTTCTCATCCTTGATAACACGAGGGTTACTAGGGTTGGACTTGATGTCCTTGATTTTAACTACTTGTATGTTCATTTTCGTTCGTTCATTTTAACTTTATGCACCACCTTTAACATCGCTTTGTGTTGCTTTTTATCACCGTATTCAACATGACATGACCTGCACAACCCCATCAGGTTTTCAATCGTGTCTTTATCTCCCCCACCCATACCCCTTGCCTCTATGTGGTGAATGTCAACGGCTGTGTCTCCGCATAACTCACAGGCTATCCAATCCGTCGGGTGATAGTTCATCTCCTTTAGGTAAATCTTCGTGTGTTTTTTCAATGCGTTTTCTCCTTTTGCGTTTTGGTTTTTGTTCAATCATCGCCTCGGCTCTGATAATCATTGACAACATCCCTTCTACTACACAGTTGCCACAGGTGGGTAATGGTTTCCCCATTTCCTCTTGATACACCCTTCTGAACTCCACGTTTTGTTCAGGTGTCATTTTCAATACTTGAGTCTGCTTCCATTTTTGGAAAACAGGCAAGATTTGTTCGTTAATGAAATTTGCTTCTTCTTGTGTCATTTTTTTAACATTCTAATTACTTCTTTTAAGGCTGCACTGACTTCTTTCGGCCTTGGTTGGCTCAATGCGTACCCTTGTTTGTATCTAACTAATTTTTCCAGTGTTTCAATTATTTCTTCTTTAGACATATCTATTTAATATCGTTGCTCCAATCGCTGCTACAAATGAATATAAAACCCCCTCAACAGAATGGAAGTATAAAACACCCATCCAAAAAGCCATACACAATTCACAGTTAAAAGGTTTCTTTTTTAACTTCCATGTAAACTCCCTTACTATAATTAAACCTGCACAGGCTAAACCTGCTATTTCAAATAAAACGTTCATATTGCTCATACCATTTATTGGCTTTTTCTTTTATGTCATTTACTACTCTTAAAATTTCATGTCGGCTTATGCCGGTTGCCCTGCTGATGCTTCTACAACTCCTTGCCTTTATGTTTTCTCCACCTTCACTATACAATTTCCATATCTTCTTTTGATACCAGTCCAAATCCTTGGTCACTGCTGATATAGCAAAGTTCATGAACTCCGAACGTATATCTATTTCATTCGTGTCTTCGACTTCATCTATTTCATACAAGCCAATCGGTTGATGATAGTATTTTTCGAACCGTGTTCGCCTACCATAAAATTGATTCATCGTTATTTTTATAATGAAGCCTTCCCAGTAACCACTATTGTACTTTTCTATTATCCACGCCTCATCCTTTTCACACAAAATCAAAAACAATTCTTGATATAAATCAGATGCCAGTTCTTTGCCGATTTTGACACACAAATCCCGTACCCAATCCTGTGCAGTTAATTCGTTTATAACATCCTGTTTTTTGATATTTCAAAGTTTATTGACTTTTTTTAGATATCGTTCGGAGTTTTGCACTTAATATCCACACGTTTAGGATTGCATATACTATAAACCTCAAATCCTTTTTTCATATACTTGTTGGCATAGTACACCACCTGCTTTTCGTTTTCAAGAAAAATGTGGACATATTCTTTCTGTTTCCTCAATGTAAGTTCCAACATTGTTTTTCAATAATTCTAAGTATTCGGTTTCGGGTTGGTATTTTAAATCAAGGTAATCCTGCATACGCTTCGTGTGGTGCAACACGGTTGTATGGTCAACGTTCAGAAACGCCCCAATACAAGTGGTTGTTTTTTTCATGTGAACCCTTGCGAAGTAGCACAGTATTTGCCTTGCTGTTACAAATGATTTTTTCCTGCATTTGCTCATTATATCATGTTGTGTTATTCGGGTGACAATACTCACCTGCTTTAAAAGTTCAACCAACTCTAAATCAAACTGAGCAAACTGGAATGGTTGATTCAATTTGTCGAACATGATTCTTTTATCTTCGTTGGCTTTTTCCAATCGCTTTTTATATATGTTCTCCATTCGGGTGTACTTGGCTTTCAGTTTTATGTATTCGTATTGGTAATCCATTATAATTGTTCTTTATATTTTGTGTATCTGCCTTCAAAACTAATCGGTATATCTGCACATTGTCCGTGCCGGTTTTTGGCAATAATCAATTCAGCATCCAATTCAACTTCATCCCGTACCGTTTCGTAATATTGAGGCCGGTAAGGGAATAAAACACAATCAGCATCCTGTTCGATTTGGCCACTTTCTTTAAGGTCTGATAAGGTTGGTTTGACATTTGACCTATCCTCCCTCCTGAGTTGTGCCAGTGCTACTATAGTTATGTTTTCTTCTTTTGCTAATTGCTTCAATCTTTTACTGGCTTCACTGACTTTATCGTACCTTGTTTTGCCATCGGTTTCTAGCAGCTGTAAATAATCTATGAAAACTATATTCAACCCGTGTTTGGCCTTGTGCAGTTTAATTTTAGTAATTAACCTATCTAACCTTCTATCGTGGCTATCCATTATTTTTATTTCCAATTCATTTTGATACATCTGAGTTGCTATGTCCTCAATGTCATCTAAGGTCATATTGGCGTTTCTGATTTTGTAATTTTCGATATTGGCAAAATAACTGATATATCTTTGAGCAAGTTCCCTCTGAGTCATTTCCAAAGTTATGAACAAAACCTTTGCCCATTTACAACAGTCTATTGCTAAACACAATCCAAGTGCCGATTTTCCTGCTCCCGGTCTTCCACCTATGACAATCATATTCCCTTTGTGGTAACCGCCTATGTATTTATCCAAATAACGCCATCCAGTGCTAATACCCTGCAACTTTTCGCCTCTTTCTATTGCATGGTTAATATCATCCAATACATGACCGGCAACAATGTTGATGTCCGTTATGTCTGACGTCGATTCAATTTTGCTTTCTTCTAGTATTTCAGTCAGTTTATTTTGTATTTCTGATAACGAACCCTTGGTGTCAATTTCAGGCAATCGTTGAATGATTCGATTGTGTTTGTATTTCAGTTCCAACAACATCAAATCCCTTTCAACACTTTTGTCCGTAGTCATTGCTGAATACACTTGCACCAAACTCTTCTTATGTTTTGGTAGCAACATGATTAATTCATTCAATGAAAATGTTTCACCACTTCGATATAAATCTTTCATGAGCCTAACGGTTTCTTGTGCGAAACCTTTTGCAAACCATTTCGGTTCAATTTGGTTGAGGTAAACCCTTGCATTGTCACTCCAACAGAATGAAGCAATTATGTTTGTTTGTATGTCAGTCATCTAACGTTGCTTTTTTATTTCGTGGTACAATAGTTGTTTCGTTTCGTCTTATCCAATTTCTTGCGGCTGCTTTCCAATCCTTCATTTTTGTTTTGCCAACCATCCAACCTTTGGAAGTGTAAAAATCGTGAAACCTTTGTGCATCAAGTTCAGGAAATTCATTTTTTAATTCTTGCACAGATGGTACTATAAACTTTCCTTTATTTTCCTTTACTTTACTTTCCTTTATAGCATTGCCTTCGCTATGCGTTCGCATTGCGTTCGCATTATTCCACCTCTTTTTGGCTGATTCCCTTGCTTTTACGCTTTTGTTGTTTCTCAGGTCTAAACGTTTCTGAACAGAAGGGCTGTTGAAATAACCATCCTCAACCACAAACAAATCGAAGTCTTGTATGATACTACAAATACGATTGCTATCCGTTCGCAGTTCAAACGCTATGCGTTCGCATTCCATTTGCATTGCATTCGCATTCTGATACAATTCCTCGATTATAGCCCAGTATATGCCATAACCTTCGTAACCGTGTTGGTATATTAGTTTTTTGATTTTCTCATCTGACCTGCTGTTGTAGTCATGTGAGAAGTAAAATGTTTCTTTTGTCATATAAAAAAAGCCCCGAACCGGTTAGATGTGTGGAAGTCCACCTAACCAGCCGAGGCAAATATCTTTTTTTAAAACTGCTCCCACCCAGTCATACAAATATAAAATTAATAACCTAAATCATGCTTGACTTTTTCCTGTTTTTCTTGCTTTTCTGCATATTTCAAACCCCTGAACATCGGGCTTTCATTTTGCAACAAACGCCTGAACCTTGTTATGGTTTGTGCATCTGCTAATTCACCAAACGTGTATTCAACAAAAAATTCTTGCATATACAACGTGTGTGTGTTCTTGCCCATCTTTGCCAACTGGTCACGCCAATAGTAGCAACAAAGCAACCGGTCATCATCCCTTGTATCA